GTATGGGGTAACTTCCCTCTACAGCCAAACGACGAACGCGCAGCTACCGCAACTCAGACAGGTGGCCTAGTCACCTACAGCATCACCGCCGCTAGCGCAAGCTCCGGTGTCGTAACTTACACAGCAACAAACTCTTTGTCGGTTGGTCAGTCAATTAACATTACTGGTCTTACTAACGGAAAGTTCAACCTAGGCAACGTTGTCGTTGCTTCTGCTAGCACAAGCCAGTTCACTGTTAGAAGCGCTGCTTGCGATGGCGAAAGCTCTCTTTCTACTCAGACTGGTACTGTTACCGTTGTAACTGGCGCAGACTACTCATGGTCACAGACAACTAAGGTTGCAAGCGCTCGTCTAAACGCTGCTTTGGACAACCACAGCATTGTTGAAGCCGGTTGGTCAGGTTACCCTGCTTACACCCCAGCAGTTGGAAACTACATTGTTACCGCTGCAACTGGTAACGGAACAACCGTAACCTACACCTCTCAGAACAAGCTAGCTGCTGGTGACGTTGTAAACATCACCGGTCTAACCGTTGGTGCGTTTAACCTATCAAGCGCAACTGTAGCTACTGCAAACTCAGTATCATTCACTGTAACTGACGCAGCTGGTTCTGGCGTTACTATCACCGGACAGACTGGTAAAGTACAGGCCACTAACGCAGTTACTGCTTACGATGGTGCCGGTGAAGGAAACATCCTTGTTCCACTAGTTCTAGGTCTAACTACTGCTAACGCACTAGACGCACTTCAGGACCGTGGCTTCGAGTTGGCTAACATCACCAACACCACTGGTGTTACCAACACCGCTGCCCAGCCTACCCAGATTGTCGTAGCTGCTGGTGGCACATCCGCTACCGTAAGTGTTGCTGGTGGAACAGGAACTTGGCCAGTAGGTACTAAGGTAGCCATCGCTTCTGGTACAGGAATTCCAGCTGCTCTAGTTGGAACTTGGGCTGTGACCGGAGGTAGCGGTTCTACTCTAGTTATCGCAGGTTCAGGTTGGACCCCTGGAGACACTAGCTCAATCACGCCAGGAAACAAACTAACCGGTGCATCTGGTACTGTAAAGACTCAGAGCGCTGCTGCAAACTCTGCAGTTGCTACAACTGGAACCATCACGATTACTTCGTGGGCTTAATCAGCCAATTAGAAAAACCCCAGCCAATCGGCTGGGGTTTTTCTTTTATCCGGATAAATTAATTATTTGACTATACAATCGAAGCATGAACGAAAAAGAGCGCGCTGAAAAAATGGCTAAATCGGATAGATATTCCGGTTCAAGTATGAAGAATATTTTGGGCACTGTATTCTTAGGTAAGTTAATGGGCGGAGACTCAGGCAGAAAATCTAGTGGTAAAACCGCTGTTGATTGGCAAAATCAACTCCATTATTCACAGGAAATGGAAAAAATGCGCCATGAGCACCGCAAGGATATGGAAACCCATAAAGCTGGGTTAAGAGCAGCGGCTAAACCAGCGGCTAAAAAACCAGCGACTAAAAAACCAGCGGCTAAAAAACCAGTAGCTAAAAAACCTACTGTGAAAGCTGCGACAAAAACAACATCAAAGACTTCAAAACAAAACCCTGGAATGTCATACGGCAGCAGCATGAAATCGGGTAAGCAACAGTCCGGTATAGGTTACGACTTAAACAACCCAGTATAATGCCTCATCTTAAGGTCGATATACGCCGCCACGGGCCTCTAGCGAGGCATACGGGCTCAATTACCCCTAATGACGTGTTTGAGCGTGATTTACGCCCTGTAGGACGCTCTAGAGAGTTTTTTGATGCACTTAAGAGAGTGCAGGGGCCTGTGGTTTCCGGAACACCTACGCACATGAAGGCGTGGCTAAGATGGAATCCGTAAAACGCAGTAAAGAATTTAAGCAGCCTCTTAGTAAGCCTGCTCAGATAAATGATACGAGATTTGGTATTCGTAGAATATATTTGAATCAAAAGGAAAAGCCGACAACTTTTTCATACATGAACCCCGGCCGTAATTGGTGGGGCACTAGATAATTGGGGATTTATGAGTACCGACCAACTTATTGCTATTATTTCTGCGCTATGCGCTGTACTTAGTCTTGGGGGAATCATCGTAGCCCGTTTAATTAAGGGCCACACCAAAGAAGTAATAGACGATTTAATCAAAGAGTATCTATCTGAATTAAAGCCAAATCATGGCTCATCCCTTAGAGATGATATACTAGTTATAAAAAATGAGATAACTGACATCAAAGTGGACTTAGCCAACCTAGAAGGAAAGTTTGACCAACACGTAAAAGAAAACTTCTAACATGCGAATAATACGAAAACAAGCTTACCAAGCTCATCCGATACCTTCTCACGCCTATTACCCACCTGAAGACCCATTAGAGCCTGATATAACTCAGCAACCAGAGGTCGTAGTAGAATACGAAGACTCTGGAGAACCCGAACGCGCGTTTAGATGTAAAAACTGTGGTGATGTAGTATTTGAATCTGAGATAGAAACCCATGAATGCGAGGATGAGGAATAATGCCTGACTATGGGCCTAATGACCCGTGGAGTAATAAAACTCCTAAGTATTCTTATACCCCAAAGACTGATAAAAAAAGCTCTGCCTACCAACAGACTAAAAAATGGTTTGACATTCTTTTAGAAGGCACCAACGACGCTCCTGATGAGGACTTTGAAGTTGATACCTCGACTAACACGGTCTTAACTACGACTACATCTACAAACCCAAAAAAACCTAGAACTTTAAAAGCCGGGTATGATTTTAAGACGCAAACACTAACTGTAGTTTTTAGAGATGGTACTTGGTGGGAGTATCGCGACGTTCCAGACTACATGTGGTATGATTTTCAAGCAGCAGTTTCTAAAGGAGAGTTTCTTAGAGAATCCGGTTTAGATGCCTGGCATGATATGGGGCCTGCAGATGTAGACTCTATGCCTAGGAATAGAAGGGTTCAGTTAAACTCTCTACAAGATTTTGCAGATATACTATATGGACCTAAAAAGAAAAGAGACTAAACGTGAAATCAGTCGGACCACTATACGTTGACACTATTAAACTAAAGCATCCGTTGACCCCTGTGTTTGAGTGGGGTTGGAGTCAGGAAACAGAACACCCGTACCGAGAAAGCGCGACCTGTATCGTGTTCTGGGTGCCGTTTATCCCACGAGGTTACGCTTTTGGTATTTGGGGTAAGCCAATTGAGGAGGAAGAAGCTCTCGGCAAAGTTCTTAGAGGAATAAACACCGACCCAGAGGAAATCAAAAAATGGTGATGCCCTGGAAAAGAAAGAAGTGGGATAAGCCATTTCCAGAAAAAATTGCTCGTAGAGTTGCCCGCATTTCCACTTATGACCTTACTACTTGGGCAGACCAGTCTTTATATGAGCTTGGTAGATTGCTTACTATCTATGAGCGCACTCAGACTAAAGAGGCGTTAAAAGAACTGGTACTCGGTGCTGAAGCTTTTCATGCAGTAATTGAAGAATTAAATAAAAGAAGTACCAAGTTGTAGATACGACGTACTTATGGTATTCTTTAAATGCCAACCATCTTCTCTCCCGTGTGGCACTTGGTAACCCTGAGTCATGCTGGCTCAGGGTTACTTTAATTTAAGGTTAATATGAGTGATATTGAAGACTTTGAAGAACTCGAAGGCTACGAAGACGATGAATCATCGATATATGATTCCGAAGGCGATGGTCTTGATGAGCTATCACGTGAGTTTGTAAACCAGCTCATAGAGAAAATTATGGTCTTTATGAAGGCCTTAGTAGGACACGACTTACGTGTTTATCAAAAACCCTTGGCTAGGCGAATCATAGAGTCTGTGGTTATAAATGAGGGTGAAGAAATTACAGCCCTAGCCTCTCGTCAGTCAGGTAAATCAGAGACTGTTGCTGACGTAGTTGCTGCTTTAATGGTTATTTTGCCTAGGTTAGCTAAAATGTACCCAGACCTACTAGGTAGATTTAAAGACGGATTTAGAGTAGGTTTGTTTGCTCCTGTGGAGAGCCAGGCGGAAACGCTATTTAGCCGTGTTATCACCAGGCTTACCAGTGAACACGCTTTATCTATCCTAGAAGACCCAGAAATTGACGATGAGGCTAAGAAGGTTTCCGGTGTTACAAAGCAAGTTAAGCTAAAGAACTCGCAGTCTTCAGTAATGATGATGACCGCTAACCCTAGGGCTAAGATTGAATCTAAAACTTTTGACCTTATCGTTATCGACGAGTGTCAAGAAGCGGATGACTTTACTGTAGCTAAGTCCATCGGTCCTATGCTTGCTTCTACAAACGGTACTATGGTAAAAACCGGTACTCCTACTACACATAAAAATAATTTTTATAGGGCAATCCAACTCAACAAGCGCAGGTCCA